CGGTGGTCGCTACTAAGTGGATGTGGCAGTTATATTGCAGCTTAAAGTCTCGAAGCTTCTCCGTAAGTTCTTTTTGACCATTATAGTCATCTTCGGCAATGTTCAACGTAGTCAATGAATCAACGACAAACACATCAACACCATAGCGACGTCTGGCGTACAAAAAAACTTCCAACATGCGGTCAATCTTCGCTGTACCAACCAAGTTGAATATCATGAGTTTTCTATCAATCCATAAATCAATAGCTTTAATATACTCAAGACTCGGTTTTTCTTGAGCCGTGGCCTGCATGTATAACCGTGCCATCAGCTCAGCAGGGTAAAGTTCCATGCTGGCAACACAAATCCTAGCGCCTTGACCCATCATATTGAGCATGACCTGACCAAGAAACAGCGTCTTGCCATGGCCGTTGTAGCCTGTCCACATCGTTAATCCAGACGGTCTAAACAGAAAGTGGTCTTCGCACTTTTCCCATCCGAGCGTATAGCCCAGAAACTTGCCAGGGGTTGGATGAATGAGTTCATAAGCCTCCATAGTGAAGTCATGATGGAATCGAAGCTCTTCTGGATCGAGGGATTTCGCATCAGCAATAAAGAACTCAATGTCCTCTTTACTTAAGCCATTAACCAAGCACTCATTAGCGTCTTTCATTGGCAACTCAATTAGCTTGCAACGGTGAGCACCAAGTCGGTTGACGATTTCTTTTGCTCCTTCCATCCCTGTTTCGTCATTGTCCATACAAATCAACACTTCATCGAAACGATTTAAATTATCAGCCTCATACTCTAACCAGCGTTGCTTCTCACCACGTCCACCACCAAATGGCACTGACAATGCTGGAATGCCGTACTCATAAAAGCTCATCGCATCTATTTCGCCTTCACAGATAACTACAGTACGTGCGTGCGGTGGTATGACCTGCCATCCAAACAAGCAAGGTTCTGCGTTAGGAGACACAAACATCTTCTTCTCACCATTCTTGCGCTCAAGTTTCAAATTCTTAATGAAGATAACCTCATCATTCCTGATGTAGTTCAATACAATCTCGTCATCACTTTGAGGTATCTTAAAAGCTTCTATAGTGGCCTCAGACAGACCTCTAGTTACTGAGAGGTACTGGTGTACTGGTGATAGCACGTTAAGCGGCGTATGGGGCTTTTTTGGCGGTTTGGTGAAGGTTTTTTTAGAGACTCCTGTCGGTCTATATTGTTTTGTCGAAACATTGAAGTACGAAGCAACCTCAACCATAGCCTGCACGATGGTCAGTCCTTTGGTCTTTGCCCATAAATCTAGCATGTCACCACTCTCACCGCTCTGAAAGTCTGACCAAATACCTGCTTTGTTTCCTTTGAGATGAACTTTAAGCGACTTGCCTTGTTCACCTTGTAGTGAGCCTACACACCACTCACCACTGCGTTTCTCACCATTTGGTAGTAAGTCACGAACAATATCTTCACAACGTTGCGCTAGAAGCGCGGATAACTCTTTGGCTAGCATATGACCTCACAAGGTAGGGTTAATTTTCTTTTGTTGCTTACCACTCCTTGGTTGTGAAATCTCATCGTTCCATCGTGCGCCGTTGAGGTAGGTGATTGGGTTCGGTATGAAACCTCGCTTCCACTGGTCATCATTGGCAATTTGTTTTTGTAAAGCCGCGACAATCTGCTCAGCCTGATCGTCAAGCTTGAGCCTACGCCACTTATCTTCACACTGCTTCTTGCCTTTCTTAGTTGGATATAACTTCCAGAAAGATTCAAAACCTACCTCATCCCCTTTGGGGACTATAGGGGTATTAGTTGGTTTATTAGTTGGTTTATTAGTTGGTATAGGTGTCCGAATTTCCAGAACAGCCTTTCCGAAATCTGCGAACAGCATTTCCGAATTTTCGGAAATGGTATCGAACAACAATTTAGCAAAATCCCATTGCTGTAACTCACTGTAAAATGTGTAGGTTTTATAATTCAGAGCGTACCAACAAGTCCTATCATATTTGTGAGCATTATAGTTGCCTTTGATGATAAGGCCTGCCTTAACAGCATTACCAATGGTTGTTTCGAGTTGGCTTTTTGTCCAGTAAGGAAAAGTTTTTTGCAGAGCTTCAAGAGTGTCGTAAGACCAACAGTAGCCATCATGGATGTTTCTTTTGTTGGCAAGATTATTAAATGTCCATTGCGCGAAGTGTTGAATAAGAAGAGCTACGCGGTCGCCAAATTCTATTGCAACGTTTGTATTAAATGAATTTATCATGATATAATTACCTTGTTATTCATGTCATAGGCTTACGGACGCAAAAAAGCCGCAACATGAATTTGTCGCTGTACCAAGGTTATGAATGTCTACTGGCGAGTGTCGATTCAAACCACATCGGTTGTAGAGGCTGGGATGCCTCCAAAACTTCCTAAATATCATACATCTAAACCACAACTTTTAGAATAACCCTTACCAAATCTAGTTTTTCTGATTCAAAAAGAACTCAATTGATTCAATTATTTGCCTTGTAATGTCATCTAATAACTCTGATGTTATAGGCTTGCTCAGGTAGCAGGATAGGTTAGACCGCAGCAGTGTTGAAAGTGATTCATTGTCTAACATGATTTTTATTTCATCAGTCATAATAACCTCTAGTTAGGGTTGTCCTCAGGGGCTAGGTGTGTTTCAAATGCCTGCCATACGAACCGGATAATCTCCGTTAGCTCGTCCAACGTGTCTTCGATAGCCTCCATACGCATGTTGACCGTAGATTCTGGAATGATTGAGCCACGCACCAAATTGACTACCACGTTGCCGGCAATCATGTTAATGAGCGTTCGTGGATGGACTTTGATGATTTCAGGAATGTTAGCTCTGTACGCAGCTAGCATGCGATTACGCACAGCCTCAAAGATGTCCACCAGAAATGCCTCCATCACGGTGGCATCTTCGGGGTCAGCGTATCTTATCGTAAAATTAGTACTATCCTTCATGATTACCGCGTCCCTCAATCCATTGGGTTAGGTGGTCAAGGTTGCAGAAATTCATGCTGGGTGTTGGAAGTAAGTGCTCATCAGGAACAGGCGTTGCGTCGGCTGTGATTTGACGCACTTCTTCAATAACACGAAGCCTGTACACTGGGTAGTGTGGAGAGGTTGTAATGTCTGCGTCACAATAGTCGCAGCGTATTGTTATGGTCTCGCTCATGGGTTTAGCTCCTTCTAAATGTAAAATATATTCGCATAATTTTTCTACTTCCCGTGTAGAACGCCACAAGTTTGAGTTGCGGTTTAGTCTGTATTGTTGTAACACATAAGGCTCGTTCCAGATACCCCTTTGAATTTCAAAAGCCCAAGTGTAGCGCTCATCCGTAAGTCCTGTATATTCCATTGCTTATTCATCCTTCAACCAGGTAGGAATAAGCATTCCTAAACCAAAACCACTTAAAAGCGACTCATAAATATTGTACCTAAAATGAAACACAAACGCTCCGTGAACCATAATAAAGCCTGCAAAACGCCACCAGAAAGGACTGTACCAATCTTGTGACCATTCCAAGAATCGCGTTAAATAGTCTCTTTTTATAATAAAATGCGGTATTTCACCGTCTGAAAAAGCACACGCAAGGCTTAATTTTTGGTGCGTACTTAGATGCTCTTTTGTGTCTTTTTCTTTACCAAAACTGACCCCACAACTGCACATATATTTAGCCATTTATTCCCCACAAATCATCGTTTTTAGTTTCTCTTTCATGTAACCTAGATTATGTTGTCCTTCTAGCAACGGCTTCATCATCAAGTACCAATCTCCAATCTGATAACAAATATGATCAATCTGAAGGTCAGTAAAACGCATCGGAATTTTCCTTAATTCTTGTCTCAATCTTGCATCAAATTCTTTCATTAAATCTTCAGTAGATACTTCATTTAAGGAACTTGTACTCATTATCATCCTCTTTTCTTGCGATTAATTTTCCGCCACTCAGCACTTGGATAATGCACTGTTTATCGAAAGGAATATTATCTTTAAGCTTCCACGACTTGACGGTCTCTCGTGCCACTTTGACGTTTTTGACGATGTTGATCATCTTGTAGTCGTAAAAGGCCATGACCTCACTAAATCTCATAAATCACCTGTTTTTTTGCACAATCCGATTGACAAACTATAGCGAATTAGTCATCATATGTCAATGCCAAGCGACATGATGTTGCAGGTAATAAGGAAAGATTATGAGAAAAGGAACTCTTTTTTTACATACATATGAACTATTTACGAAGGTATTATTATGATTACAGAACAACAACGTGAAGAACGTAAGCTTGGTATTGGTGGTTCCGATATGCCAATCATCATGGGCTTATCAAAGTATAAAACGCCATACCAGCTTTATCTTGAGAAGAGCGGCCAAATAGAATCACCAGATGAGATGACAGAGTTGCAATATTGGGGTCATCAATTAGAGGGAATTGTTCGTGAAGAGTTTGCTAAACGCAATAACGTCACTGTGGAAACGCCTGACACTATCATTCATCCTATTTATGATTTTCTTCGTGGCAACATTGACGGGTTTGTGCCTGCTCTTAATGCTGTACTCGAAGTCAAATGCTCATCCTCCTTTATGGCCAGCGAGTGGGGAGAAGACGGTTCAGACGTCATACCAATGCCATACCTTGTGCAAGTAGCACACTATTGCGCCGTCACCAATGCGGATTGTGCCTACATTGCGGTTCTGATTGGTGGTAATGATTACCGTGAGTTCAAATACACCAGAGATTTAGCACTTGAAGATAAGATTATCGAATGTGCTAAAGAGTTCTGGGATTGTGTTCAAGCCAAGACACCACCTGCTGCTATAAACCAAACTGACTTAAAGCTCATGTACCCAAAGCATGCGGATGAAAAGACGCTCACAATTAACAATGATATTGCCGAACAATTAACAAATCTAGGCAAGACACGCTTTCAAATCAAGACTCTTAACGACATCGAAGATAAGTACAAATTTAACATCATGCAGTTTATGCAAGACGCTGAGTGCTTAGTTGATGAATCAGGCAAGCCTATTGTCTCGTGGAAAAGCAACAAGCGTGGTAGTAGAACGTTTTTATTAAAAGGGGTGACACAATGAAAAATTATCACTGCGATGTCTTTCAACAAACCACAGGTAAATGGGCAGTTGAGATTTTCTGCAACAGCGACACGTTGGCTTGTTATGGAGGCCTTACTACTGAAGACGACGCGCATTTAGTCGCAGAAGCATTTATTGATGGCATAAAATTGATTGAAGGTGAATAACATGAATACAGAATTAGCAACATTACAGAACGAATTGACCATTGCAAGACAACAAAATGAGATTATGGACTTGCGCTATAAGCTACAAGTAACACAGGCTGAGAAGGTCACAAAACTTGAAGACAGTTTGTTTTCGCCAGCACTCTATGACCATTACCAAAAAGTAGCAACCATGCTTGCCAAAACCAACATTGTACCAAATTCCTACAAAGGGAAGCCCGAAGATGTGTTTGTTGCAATGGCTATGGGCTACAAACTGGGTTTTCCCATTGAACAGTCGCTACAAGATATTGCGGTTGTTAATGGTCGCCCTTGCTTATGGGGAGATGGTCTTTTAGCGCTAGCATTAAGCCATCCTGAGTGTCAAAGCATTGATGAACAGCCGATCACAGATGCTAAGAACAATATTATTGGCTACCAGTGTACGGTGCTGCGTAAAGGTCATTCACCACATGTTAAAAAGTTCACCTTGCAAGATGCAACGACAGCAGGGTTATTAAAGAAAGGAGGTGTTTGGTCTGCATATCCATCCAGGATGTTGCAAATGCGTGCGCGCTCACTTGCCCTTCGTGATAAATTTGCTGATGCGTTACGAGGTATAAGAATAGCGGAAATTGAGCAAGAAGATGCTACAGTAATTGACGCACAAGCCGTGATTGATGTGCCGGCAACTGCAACGCAAACGGATAGGCTTAAGAAAATCATAGGGATAAATGAGGGAGAAACCCATGCTCAAGAACATCCTTCTAGGAGTGCTACTGTTCAACTCAATGATACTGAACATGCTGACGTATCAGAGCAACAAGGAGATAGAGAGATTACAGGCGAATCTTATGATCTTGAACGCCACACTGAGCAATCTGACAATGACGGGATAAGCGACGACGACCTTGTACGCATTGAAGAGTTGTTCGTACAAAAGTCATTTAACAATGAGCGCATAACGAAAGCCTTGGAATATTATAAAGTCAGTTCCACGGCTGAACTTAGTGCAAAACAGGCACGTAGATTAATAAACCAACTGGAGAAGTTATAATGTTAGGGAAAGCAAAGCTCATTGGACGTATCGGGAATAAAGAGTCTAAGGTATTGAAAAATGGTGGTGAAATAACCACCCTTTCTATTGCCACAAATAAGAAATACAACGACTCTCAAGGCAATAAAAAAGAAGTCACAACCTGGCATAATGTTAATTTCTTTGGCAAATTGTCTGAAATTGCGAACAAATACGCCCAAGTTGGAGCGTTGGTTTACATCGAAGGTGATATTGAAAATAAGAAAATTGAATCAGGCGACCGTGCAGGCCAATACGTCTATTCAATTCATGCCAATGAAATTAAGTTGCTAACGAGCGGCAAAAAAGAAAGTGGCGAAGAAAAACCAAAGCCTAAGAAGACACAGAGCTATGTTCCATTTGACGATGATGACATTCCTGCGTTTTAAAACAATACCAGTCAATGGTATTGATGGCCTCATCCAATGACCAGCAGATTGCAGTGAAGTAATTTTGCTGGCTCATGTCGTCTAAAAAATCTTTTTGAGCGTCACTGACAACACCTTTGGCGCTTTTTAATTCAATCCAAGCACCGATAAAACCATGACGTGCTGTGGCTATGAACAAGTCTGACACACCGGCACGCATTCCCATATCCTTTAAAAGCTTCCCATAGCGCGCAGAACGCTTTCCTTCATTAGGGAAGTGCAAAACTATGCGCTTTAACAAAGGATGTAATCTAGCCCACTCTATGACGGTTTTATGAATGGTCTCTTCTGACATCGCGCCAGACTTAAGTACCTTGGTACGCGGCACGATGTAACCATCCATTCAAAAACACATGCAGTTTTGGATCATCTTCAACGATATGCTCGTAAAACCACTTCTGCTCGTTGATAATGTCTGCCATGAGGTCATCATCCATGCGTCGGTTAATGCAATCATTAATCGCGCCTAATGTTTTTCCTCCTAATAGGCCATCAACTTTAAGGCGGTACCCTAAGTCGTTTAACGCGCGCTGGACGAGTTCATGTGCTTGATGAGCGCCCATGTTGACTGCCATGTCAAATATCTTTGCGCCAACAGCAATGGAATTGATTGCGTCATAATGAAAAGGCTCCCACCATTCGATACGATAGTACTTTTTAGCATCATCAAGAGTTAAACTCCTAACATCTGCCGGCAAATGAAGCTTTTGATAAACACGGCTAAGTTCACGCTGAGTGATACCGAAGTTCGTTGCCCCTCCTGGGTCTGCCGGTAAATCGGTAAAGCCGCCTTCATGCTCTAGGAGCTTTCCAACGGCAAACTCAAAGCGCTCTTCACTAGTAAGAGGCAGAGTCATACTACATCCTTGTAGTTATTGATTAGGCAAATGGATTAAGTGGTGCCACTAAGCTCACATGATCGTTTGCGGTAGATACTGCAAGCTCTATTAATCCATCAGTGGTTTCAACTAACGCTAAGAGTTCATCACTGTAGGTCAATGAAGTTTCACCATCCAAATAACCTTCTGTCATCACTGTTGCCAAGCTGTCGTCAGTTTTGATATTGATACGAGCCGGTCTAATGTTAAGGTAATACAGGCTCTCGCCGATTACAGATAATATAGCCATTGTTGCCTCTCCTTATGCAAATTCCCAAACTACAATTAATCCGCCACCGCCTGCACTTCCAGCAGTATTGACAGTTGATGATGATCCGCCTGCGCCACCTCCACCAAAACTAGGTGCTTGAGTTGTGCCAACTGCTGTTGTATAGCCGCCGCCACCAAAATAAGTGCTTCCTCCTAATCCGCCGTTAATAACACCAAAGGCCACAAATCCAAATGATCCTTGTTCTCCGTGTGTGTTGATAATTCCATTGGTTCCTACACCTGGATTGCCCGCAATTGAAGCAGAGCCACCCGCAATAGATATGGCTCCCATACCAACGCCGCCTGTTCCAGAAGTCGCTTGCAGGGATGAAGCGCTAAAGGTCGTTGTTGTTCCGGTGCCACCAGAGCCACCACCTGCTGTGCCGGCAGCTCCTCCCGTCCCAACGGTGTAAGTATAAGACGCTGCTGCTGAAGGAATCCAAAGTCTTGCGTAACCACCAGAGCCACCACCTGCGCCTTGAGAAATCGTACTGGCACCACCAGTAGAGCCACCACCTCCTCCGCCTGGGCCAAGCACCTCAACAAGTAATGAAGTAATGCCAGCAGGTGTTGTGTAGGTTGCAGCGGTTCCAGAAGTAAGAACTGTGAAGCTTTTTAAACCACCAGAACCCGCAGTTAATGCGATAGTTCCAGTTGCATCGGGGAAAGTATAGGTTCTACTTGCCGCTGTGTTAGGAAAAGTGAATGTTGAGGTATGTTGTATTCCAGTACCAGAACCAATTACAAATGGTGAACTTGAAGTGGAGGTAACACTAAACACACCTGCACCTTTCATTGTATTTTTTAACCCAACATCCGTGTCTGAACCAGACATAAATATTTGAGGCTGTACTCCAGTTGCGCCGCCAGCAACACCTGCTGAGTTAACTGATGTGCCTCCACCGTTGAAAATACTGAGCGCTGCAAAACCGTCTGCTGATTTTATTGTTTGACCATTACCCTGGAAAGCAACACTAGTTGTTGAAAGGCTATTGAATGTCACATTTGAGCTTGTGGCTATATCTTGAGGGGTACTCAAGGTAATATTCCCAGTAGGCGCAGATGCAATAACCTGGTTTGCAGTACCAGTAATTGATGCGACCCCAGCATTGTTTAAATCATAATCAGACTGCCAGCTACCAGAACCAGTACCGCTTAGTGAGATACAGGTTAAGTCAGCTTGCGAGTTAGCGGCCAATGTAACGATGGTATTACCACCGGATGATTGCACTGTTACCGCACCAGAAGATAAGTTAACAATTAAAAATTGCTGACCAAGCGCTAAGGTTGATACCACAGGCATTGTCACAGTCTGTGTTGTAGAGCCTGTAAAAAACTGCTGGTAGGTGCTCGCTACCGTTAAGACAGTCGTGCCCGCAGCAGTAACCGTTGTGGTATAACCAGAAACATAGTTATTAAAAGCCATATTTTTGTTAGCGTCCCAGGCAGCATATTGCCCAGCAGTTGCCGCAGTTGTTGGCGTATTAACTCCTGTTCCACCACCTGTGGTTGGCAACGGGGTCGTTGAGTTCGCATTGATGCCATTTTGAATTGCCATGATTTATCCTTAAACAATGGTTAAACTTCCTTGTGGTGCGACTGTAGCTTGCCATGTGGTATTGGCTACCACGCAGCACAAGGCAATCGCATCGTATTGGTTGGTTGATGAAACCGAACCCCCCGCACCAACGCTTGATTGAACGTTACCAACAATAACTTGTTGACCTGCTGATTGTTGAATCTGCCATCCACCAGAACCAAATCCTATGATGTTGATACGTGCACCTAAAGACGCTGTAGCAGGCAAGCTCAAAGTAACTAAGCCTGCATTATTCGGTTGATAAGTTGTATCAACAGCCATAGATTGCGAAGTGGTAGAAACCACAACAAAATTAGTCGCAACAGAACTTGCAGAGATGGTGATGTTCGAGCCAGCTTGGCTGATACTAACGCCTGCTCCGGCGGTAAGTTCAATCGATTTAGTCCATACTGCGGTAGAGCTTGTGCCAGACGTTGTACAAACCCATAAAATATTGTCAACAGTGTCCCAGCAAAGCTGATAGGTTGTCCCCGCCACAGCCCCATTTGGGTTGCCTGCATTGAATAAGATAATACTGGATTGCGCTAAGGATAAGACCTGACTTAGCGTTTGCTGGGTTGACAATCCAGGGTTTGATGAATCAACAAACCCTTGAACTGCACAAATTATGTCGGTCAGTTGAGAGCTTGCAACCGATGGTAGGTCGGTAAAACGTTGTTCAATAGCCATTTCGATATCCTTATCAAGCGACTGTTAATGAGCCAATAGCCGACACAACTACCCATGTGGTTGAGCCTGATGCTGCCGTTGAGCGCAATCTGACGCAATCGTGTAGGTTTGTAGAAGACAACGATCCGGTTGCTCCTAATGTAGTTGATTGGTTTCCCATAAAAATTTGTTGACCTGCGGCTTGCGCAATTGACCATCCACCGGCACTAGAACCATTAATTTCAACAAAATCGCCTTGGTTAGCTGTAGTAGGAAGCGTTAATGTTACAAGACTTGCCCCATTGTTTACGGTATAGCCCGTATTGGAACCCATGGTCACAGTGCCTGTTGTTTGGTTTACCCAGTTGCCAGAACCCGTAACGCTAATGGTGATAGAGCCTGCGCCATTACCGACTGTTATTCCAGTGCCAGCGGTGATTGTTGCTGCGGTATAATTTGTGCCATTACCGATAGGAATTTGGCCATTGGTTGGCGTTGTGCCAATGCCTAGACCTCCGCGCCCTACCGCTAAAGTTCCTGTCCATCCGGCTGTAATTGATGCTGCATTGACTAGGGCTGTAGTGGGGCTTCCACCTAAAGTTAAAGTGACATTCGTATCATTCACTTCGGTTAAAGCCGCTCCAGTTGGAATTTGAGACGTTGTTGCCAATGTGCCACTGGTTGGAAATGTTACCGCGGTATTTCCAGTCAACGTGCCATTAAAAGTAAAGGCACCTGTCATCTGGAAATTGCCACCGATTGTAAATGTGCTAGTACCATTATTGACGCCTGTCCCACCTCTTGCAGGTGATAATTGACCTGTCCATCCCATGGTGATTGAGGCGGCATGCAATAAGGCAGTCAAAGGTGTGCCACCAAGTGTTATAGTCACATTGGTGTCGCTCGTTCCTGACAAGGCAGCAGGGGTATAAGGTGCGCCAAATTGTGCGGCAAAACTTGAATAGGTCATTCCGCAGTCGTCAGTACCCGCATAAGGTGAGCGGGCAAAATACATTAAGTCCGTCGCCTGATTTGTGAGTATAGGGTTAGTCGTATAGACCTGTTGCAAGTTTTTTGACATTATGAATATCCTTATTCATGATAACAATAAAAAGTCTGAGCCATCCAAAAGCAAAAAGTTTGTACCATCGAGCAATAAGAAAAAATCAGCTATTGGTGGTGGTACGGGATTGTATTCGCCAGAAGGAATATGCCCAGCGACATTATCTGTTGCCATGCGCATTGGTCTGTCAAATTTAAATCCTCTACAGTAAGGGTCTCTGCTATCCATTATGGCAATCCTACAGCCCAAAGCTCTATTCCTATATCAGCCGTAGTGTTATCCGTAATAACGGAGATATTGGTGCCGGCTAAAACGGTACGTTGACCGGGATTTAAACTGGAAGTAGTAGAGGCTAAAGTTCCACCGACAGGCGAGGCTGCGGTCGCTCCTGTGAAATCTACCCAGACATTAGTTCCAGGTTGAGGACTAAAGGCAACAATCCAAACAGGATAGTTACTAGGAACTGTAATACTAGAGGCAACGCCAGCAGACAGCGTAGCGCTCCACTTATTGGTAGAATCTTGTGGTGCGTAGGCATTGTAACCTTGCACGTCTCTACCGAAGTTTAATACCGTGCTCATAACATATCCTTATGTTAATAGAATCCATTTTTATCGACACATTGTGACATCATGTCTACAGCATCGACATTAATTTCACATCTTACAATTTAAAAAACACATTGTAAAACACCGAGGGCTGCATGTGTGATACGTTAAAAGGTAGCCCAAGACCTTGTGGTGCAACGTTTACTGTTACAGGGCCAGTAGTTAATGGCGTCAAGTTAGCAGGGGTCGGCAATGTACCTCCGCCTCCATTACCTAATACATAAGTACCCGAACTTCCTGGGTGGTTATGGCTCGGTAATTCATTGGTTGTTAACGTCACATTTTGTGATTCTGTACCGGTATTTTGGCCAAGTGACCATGGCGTTAATCCCGCTCCCGCTCCTGCTGCACCAAGAACGCGACTCAATGTTTTTGGTAAGCCCATTGTTTTATTGGCCACGAAGTCTGCATAGGCGCTGACACCACGACCGCCTGAGACTGGCGCCCATGTATCAGACACATTAGACCACAACGTATTATAAAGAGGCCATGTATCAACGTTCGCACGTGTTGTAGCCCCAGATGCTGCTGACCCAATAGTGCCATCATTAGCAATAACCCAACCATAAGGCTGAAATATGTTTAAGGACATGCGCACATCACCAGTGCGAGGCGTATTAACGACAGAATCAATCTGATCGTAAGTCGCAAAACTGTTAGTGGGGGGATCGTTACTTAAATAAAACGACGGTTTCGTAAAGTTGATACTGCAACTGGTGTTTAATGGAACCTGAATATACAAATAAAGTGCGTCATCTCCTACCTGGCTTAATGAAAGTCCAGATGTAGATGGTGTAACGCCTGAAAATTCATATTTAGTCCACGCACTATTCAACGTCATAGCGCCAATCAAAGTGAAAGGCGGTATTGTTGTTCCAGTTCCCGTGTCTTGAATAAAATAAGCCTGCAACACATTCTGTCCTGGGGCGGAACCACCGACATTTTGCGCCTGAATAGTAAAGGTATAGGAGAATGAAGCCAACGTGTTTAAATGCAACGTAATCGGAAATAAATAACCTTTTTGCGTTTCACCAACTGCGGAACTCGTCGCACAGTTATGGTTTAAATAAAACTCAGGCGTTGGGTCTCCTTCTAAAATAGAAGTGGTCTGCAAAGGAAATGGTGTGAAAGTCACCGTGTCTTGGTTTCCTAAGGCGTTCTTCACAAAATTAATGTCTGGTGCTGTAAATGTTGCGTGTTGACTTGGACACATTTTCATGACATTAACGTTTGTTAAATTAGCAGAACCAATGTTGCGCCAGAACACATTATTGATAATGTAGTTCTCATGAGACCCTTGTCCTGGTTGGTTTTCTTCGGTAGGTAAGAACGGGAAGTTAGCCCTTGTAATTTGGTTGGTTTGAGCATGATTTACGATCGTGATGTAATACGGCTCTCTGGTATTTTGATCTAACTCACTGTACGGATAGAAGAACGGAATTGTATCAACGCCATTAATATCACAGATGGTGCCGGCAGCACTCAAAGTAAGCGGATTAGGCAATGGAACATAAGTGTAGTTCCCTGGTGTTCCTGACTGATAATACCAATTTTTTAAAGTTGTTCTACTGTTATCTCGGTAGCAGGTTACTACACCACCAGCCATAGGCGTGCCGTCTTTATCTACAAAGGCATCTTGCAGCATCGGGGCTGCGATTAACAAATCCACGTTAATTGGCATAATTGTCCTTAATGTGCGCCTAAAAGCTTTCTTATCTCATACGGAAAAAATGCAGTAGCAAGACCACCAGCACCTAATGCAGCTCCTTGAGCAAGCTTATTACTTTTGAGTTTATTATACTTCTCTCGTTGCAACAATTCAGGATGTTTTTGACCTGATTGTGCTAAAAATTCTTCTTCTTGCAGTAGTTTATCTGCAAATTCTTTAGGACGAATAGTAGGTACGCCACGTTTATTTCGACCAAGCAACGCATTGATGGTAGGACTATCAAGGTAGGGCGCCATCTCGTTTGCATAATCAACGCGAGATTGCTGATAGCCTTCACCATGTTCTTTAGCACCAGCCTTCTCAAATCCTTCTGAAATCTTTTTAAGTAACCGGTTTTTAAGCTTCAAAGCCTCTGAATGAACATCTGATTCAAGCGTTCCTTCCTTGGAGCGTGAGTACTTTTTCACGATTTTATTAAGGTCAGATTGTGCTTGATGCGCATTTGAAAGCGTTGGGTTTTCATTAAACTTCTCAAGCCCATAAGCGAGCTTTCCTTCCCCTGCTTTTTTAAGCAGCTTCATATTGGCTTTTTCAGGACGCATGAACTTATTAGCGCCTGCTTCCTCACCGGCCGCTAAATGTCCAGTAAAGCGTTCATTAAAATGTTGACCAAGTCGTTCAAATTCGTTTTTAACTTGATTGGCAATGTTCTTTGATCGAATGCCTTGAGCAAAACCTAGCGCACTCGCAGCGCCTTGACCGCCTGCACCTAAAACAGCACCAATCTTAGCACCTAAAGGTCTATTTTCTTCATTGCCAGCAGCACCTTCTAATGCACCACCTGCGCCACCAGCTAATAATTTGCCAATTAACGGCAGTTTTTGGCCGGCACGCAAAGCCTGATAGCCTTTGTTGGCTAACTGAGCAGCTTTAACACCTACCCCGCCTGGCAAGCCTAACATTGCGCCAAATTGACCAACATTTTGTCCTATCGATTCACCCAGCGAGCCTGGATGTTCGTTTAACAAATTGGGATGAGGAACATGTGGTATATGAGCACCGGTTAATTTCTCAATGCCTGATATAGGCCAGTTAACGGTAGATGCTCCAAAATCTCCAGCCGCTTGACCCATTCCGCGCAACGCACCTTTTGCATAGTTTAAATAACCTTGTCCAAGCGATTTAAGTAATCCTGGGTGCTCTTGACCTTGAGGCTCACTGGATGAGCCTTCCATCTTACCAAGCATGGCTTGTAATTCTTCTGTTGAGTACTTTGATAAGTCATTATCAGCCATGTTACTGCCCTCTCCTTGCTAGCTCTTCGCGAATCTGTTGAGCCGTAATTTTAGTTGATGATGCAGGGTGTAAAATGGTTCCAATTTCTTTCTTAATATCTTTTGTGTTTATTTTTCTATCAGCAGCAAGCTTGGCTTCAAGAGCGCTGACACCATAATTGCGCATCAAGTCCGCTTCAATCTCAGCACGTTTACTCATGATGGCATTAAGATAGGTGAGTGCCTCGGCTTTACCCTTCATGGTATCTAAACTATCACCAACATTGGGTTTCATATCATTTAAAAGAGCTTGCTCTCCTATACGAAACTGACCTGCAAAATCACGAGCAGAATCTTTAATAATATTACCCATGTGCGTTTTAACGCGACCAATCATTTCCTGCTGTTCTGGGGTTCCGAACTTTTCATACCAGCCTAACTCATGACGACCAAGTATTGGATTTTGGCGCATCTCTTCAAACATGCGACTACCTAAATCAGTATTAAGCTCATTGAAGGTATCTGTTTTCTGAGCGCCACTTAAGACAATATCTTCTAACTTAGAAATCTTTTTTGCATCTTCTTTAGAAAGGTTTTTCTGCATTTCAGTCAAACCTTGAGCACCTGTATCGGTCACGCCAAAAGGGCTAATCGCTAAATATTTGCCATTTGCCTCAACAATCTTTGGAGCGCCAAGACCTAATGCCTGCTGAGCAATGGCTGCTTGCGCATAGTTTCCTGGTTGCATTTGCTGTTGTTGTGGTTGCTGCAATTGTGCAGCTTGGTTGGGGTCTGGCATGCCTTGGCCTTGGAACATACCCATATTGCCGCCTTGCATGCCACCAGGAGCTTGTTGACCACCCTGAAAGAACTGTTCACGAATCATTTGTAAAAGACGTGCTTTTTGCGCTGCTGCTTGCAATTGTTCAATTTGTGCTTGTTTATATTGGGGTAGGTATTGGTTTTCGATACGAGCGCCTTTGGTTTGTTCACCAATAAGTCCTGTACGAGCACCTGCCTCTCCCGTTTGGGCTTTACGAAGGCCTATTTGAGATTCAAGATCAGGCGCATAGTACTCATTAAAAAGCTTAGCTTTTTTGAGTTCCTCAGCCATTGCAGGCTGTAGATAGCTCGCCTTAACGCCCTGCTCATAGCCACCGAATAGATTATTGATGATGTCGCCAATCGGGGACTTCGTGAGTTCGTTGGTAGCATAATTGTTAAATGTAAATGCCATGACTGCTCCTTACTTCATTGCATTCCAGCCTGCAAACGCACCCCATGGGCCACCAGCAAAGCCTCCTAATGCAGCGCCACCTAGACGCCCTAAGCCGCCTAACAGGGAGTTACGTTGAGAGTTCTTTTCTTGCTGGCCTCTAAAGGCTAAGTTTGATTGCTGTGCTAAGGTTTGGGCTATCATGTCTGCCATGCTTTGCCCTGCTTGTTGTCCTTGTTGAGACAGTCCTTGTTCACCAGATAAGCCTGCACCATATAATCCCAGCGCATTTTGCAGATAATTGTTATATTCTTGGTTGCCTAATTGTGTGGCTAGTTCCATCGCCTGTTGTTGATGTTGTGGAGTCCCTGCCATACCACCGGCTGCGGCTGCGTGATTTGCACCCTGCATAGCCTGATCAAGCGCAAATTTAAAACCAGGGGATTGCTGGAAGGATTGACCGATTTCATTTAATCGTGAACCAGGGTCTTTTAAAAGCTGATCGTACTGGCCTTGCAGATTAGGTAGCGCGCCTTTGCCCGCTTGAAACCAAGGGTCAAAATATTGATTGGTCTGCCCTGGTATCTGATTGAGATACGGCATTGCAGCATCAGCGGGGTTCTTCCCGCCACTAAATAAGTTACTTAGCCAGCTCATGATTCATCCTTAAATCATAGGTAAACAAACTGCCTCCATTGCGCCGTTACAACATTTGGCGGGCTGCTTAAATCATAGGTTATCACAAATTGTTTTGATACTCGATTAGTCGTATCGAAAACTGTTTGACCTGATATATCCGGTATGTTTGTTGGCAGTGGAGACCCAATATAAGGCGTATAAATCGATTGAATGCTAGCAATGTTGGCAGCACTTAACCGTGGAAATATAATGCCTTCGTTCTTAAAATTATCTTGTAGCGCCTGAAACAAAGATGAAATACCTAGACTCCAAAGTGGCGAGAAATCACCGTTCTTATCCAACACAGGAATTTCCCTTGGTAAGTCAGGGAATATCGATTGTAATTTTGATGATGGTGTAGACATATTAAATCCTCGTATTAACAATCCCGTCAGTTGCTACAAATCGTCCCATGCCCCAGAACTTAAATTGAGGCACGAAGTCATTTGCAATACCGCATTGCCACCACATCAACCTGTTTTTACGGTGTCCAATAGGTGGCAAGTAATACGCCCATTCATTACCAAAGGTAGCGCCACCATCGGTGGAAATTGATAAATCAACGTGCGGTAGTGACAAGTTGGACGTGCCGGTGTTGCCTTCTTGTTGTGCAATGAGTAACGCAGAACTAGTGCCAACGGTTTGCTGGCTCACATAGATACTCAATTGGTCTTGGTTTTCAAGGTAATTCCCGTCTTGCGTAACGAGCGATAAAATGTCGCCCTGGGTAATCAAGGGATTTCCTGCTTGGGTAATTAAGATAATCTCACCAAGCGATTGTTGCTGGTAGTCAATCTCACCTGATTCAATCGTAAACCCTACATCGTTGATGATGCGATACTCTTGGTCTGGCGCACGAATGTTGGCGCAGGTTCTAATCCTTGGTATTTCATAAATCACTTTATCGCCAATCGTATCAACGTCTTGATAGGTGGTGATTGCTGTATCAAAAGCAAAGATGTTGCCGTTGTTTTTAGTAACAAAGTAATACTGATTGTTAAAAAAAGCTACCTCAGATGCAATAAAGTAGTTAAGGTTTTGATCACAGGCATGGTAGAACTTGTCAGCGTTGAAATCATAAAAAAGGGATAGATTATCGCTGTAGAAGTTAATATGATAAAACAAATGGCCATCTTGACGATACAAGAAGGCTTGAGAGTCCGCTGGGTCTTGGAGGGTAGAGAATAGATAGTCGATGCCGTCAGTTGTGATTTTTTTGGGCATTCCTCCATCTGAATACATAATGATAGGCCCAGACTTCTCATTTTGCGCCAGCCAGACAATGACTTCGTCCATGTACGCCACAGTTGCAGGTTGTAAGCAGCCATAGTCAATATTAAATTGGTTATTCCTTTGATAAGGAAAGAGTTGCGCGCCAGTATCAAACCATGCTTCGGTGACGATACTACCCATAACAAATATCATATTACCCTTTGAGGGGAACCGTACCACAGCCTGCACATTATCAGGTTTTGTCTCAAGCGCTCCAACGCTTCCAGCCGCCGTAGAAACGTTGTTTCCAGGCCACACGGTGCCATCGTTGTTGGCTGATAACTGCCATTGGTTTGTCCCTTTTGACGCTAAAATAAAATAGGTATCATGGAAGGTTAAATACCCTGGCACAAACGTTAGTGGTATTGCTTGGAACACCGGCATTAATGTAGGGTCGTAAATATAAAACGCAGTGCCATCTGAAAAGCCAATCTGAGGCTTGTTGTTTTCTGCAATGTAGACAACCCCTGTGCGTGTTTGCAGTAATCCAATGCGAAAGACTTGGAAAAAATCAACACGCTCAAATTCTTGGTTGTACTGAATGTTAACCAGAAATACGCTTTGGCCTTCAACGACCACCAATCGATTGAATTTCGTACTGGTGAATATGGCACGCCCTTCTACAAAATTAGCAAGGTCTTCTTGGTCAACGGCAATTTGATAGCCTGCGTAAGGCACCATGAAATTATCAGACATGAACATATTGTAGGTCTTCTCAATGCTTATCTTTGGATAACGACCAAAGGTGCTTGAGCCTACAAGATTGAGCGGGAATTGTTGAAAATTCTTACCTCGGGTTATCATTCAGTGTCCTTACATAAGGCTCAAACCCTTGGCTAGTAGTCCAATGATTGTGCCGTTTAAACTAAAAAGAATGCCTATAATCCATCTGATGTTGCGCTTAATATCTTTAATGTCGTCCTGAATATGTACAACGTAAGCCTCATTACGAGCGACCTTCGATTCCAATGACATTAAATCAGCGCTCATCTTATGGCCTCCATCCGTGTCCAATATTGACATCGCCCCAGTTGTAACCAGGATTTGAGTCTGCATAAAGTATTGAAAGTTTTTTTCCTGTTAGGTCTGGTGGAGACTCATACATCAGTTTTCGTTTGTAACTAGTAAGTACTCGTTCTGATTCAGGGTTAAATTGAACACCATATTCAGAACACATGTACTGCGCTAAGGCATAACGTAAATATTCAATGTAGGATGTGTCATACCCCTGATTTGCGTTATTGATAAAGGTGTAAGGAGTATAGAATGGCACATTAATCGGTGCTAACAAGGACTGGGTTATGTTCGTTAAGTCGGTGGTGAGCGTCACATCCACCAAGAATATTTTCACCTTCATTTTAATTGGGTAAGGTTGGTCTGGGATGAAATACATGCCAAACGTACCACCGCCAACACTCCGCTCATAGTTCCATGAAAACGGCAATGTGTAGATGTTATCGACCCTGGAAGACCCGAAATAGTTGCTACGGCTCGTTTGAACCATAGGATAGCGCACCACGTTAATGTTGAAGGTAGACTCTTCAATTTGTGCCACATAAGGCAAAAAGTAATATTCCTGTTGAGGTACTGCATTAAACGTGATGTATTGCCAATAAGGGATTAAATCAACTTCAATTTGCTTAAAGTTTAATAAATCATTAAGCATTTGCAGGCCATCATAGATTTGATCGCCTGTCGGTACTTGAAGATTTCTTGCTACGATGCCTGATAAAAACCAGGAGCGAGTAACTAATTGTTCTGCTGTATAGGGCATAGTAACTCACTCCTTGAGTTCTTAAAGCAATTAAACAAGTGCTGGGTAAGCAGTGTTAGAAACACCAGTCCAGCCCGCTACAAGCACGGTTGCTGAATCACTACCGGAGGTAACTTTGTAGTCAATCTCAGGTTTTGAGCTTCCGACGCCTGCAATCACTTGAATATATTGGCTTTGAGCAATTCCCGCTGTTGCCCCTGTAATTGTCACAAGACCAGCCGTTGCAGTGCTTCCAGTAGGTCTAAACTGGAGTGTGTCACCCACAGCCGCAGGTACAAACGTTACTAACAGGTCAACAATAACGTTTTGCAATGTAGTCGTTGGGACTGCGGAGCTAGTCGTTAAGTCAATTGCAGTAAAGCTTGTGGCAGTACCACCTGCCAAAACAGAAATAGGTGGCTGGTTGTAATAAGCCAGAGCACCAACCATGTTTTGTGGTTTGGAAGTTGCGTACACAAAAGTAGAGCTACCACCGGTTGCTTGGAAACCAAGTAAGCGGTAAGAGTCATAGCCTTGTGGCAGCAGAGGGAACGCATTAGATGTCAGCGACAAGATACCAGCCACAGGTAAGTAACCACGAGAGTCACCTATCAAGTAGACAGCATATTGTGTACTAGCAGCTAAGGAACCTGAATCAAGACCATTTGCACCATTAGTTGCTGCATTAATCAGCAAAGGTGGTTGATAGTTTTGAAACTGAATAGCAGGCTCGGTAATACCTTGCAGGTTAGGAAACCCAACTGGCATATCGATATTGTCATTCGAGTCACGTGCTTGACCAGGAGCGATTGCTAGAATAGTTGTAGAAGCAATCGAAATATTCAAGCCACTGATATAGAGATGAGGCAGTGAATAAATCGGATCATTTTGTATTTGTATATTGGTAGCCATTTTATCATCCTTAATAAGTTTGTTTTGGTACCCTCATCAATGAGGGCACCACCAAATTAGCCTTGAGATAGAGGTATGACATAACGCATAGAGTACTCAGGTACGATAACCGAACCGTGAGTCTCGTCGTAAATCATGCCTGTCTGGTTTTGACCAAACAAAGAACCGTAAGTGAGTCGTAATGAAACACCGGTGTCTTCGTCATGCTCATTGGCTGTGTCATAAGGACTTTGTTCTGGCAACCGAGGCATTGCTAAGTAGAACGCTTCACCACCTAAGATACCGCCAGCACGATGAGAAGGCAGACCAAGAATCTGCATGCCCGCGGCGATTGGGTTATTTAGGTTTTGGTTTTGTCCACCAGCCCAGTTAAGCGCAGGCGTGATGTTGATAGTCACGACCCCTGATGCGTTAGAGGCAGCATCAGCTGTTGCTCTAAACTGTACAGGGTTTGCACTAGGGAAGTGGCCAATGAAGGTCAAATAGCGCATGTTCGGTTGACCACTAACGCCGTCTTGGAACTGGAACAAGTCACCAGAAAAAACAGCATCGGCATCACTTGTGCCGGCACCGCTAACAGTGATTTGTGTCACATTTTGTCCAGTTGGGTCGTTAGTAGATACTACAGTCAGAACGCTTTGATTCACGCCAGTATTACCGGAGACGTGAATAGGCATCAAGTTTGACTGATAGTAGCTGACTAATGGCGTACCGAAGTCACCAATTTCCCATGACATCGCGATTTCATCGTTACGATGTGGGACGAATTGGTTAAGACCGTTACCGACAACACTAGGAACAACGGTATCAGGTAGATACACTTTGATTCCTTCTGCTACAGAGCCGTAGTTCTTGAAGAACATGATGGCCTGAGATAATTGTTGGTAAGAAGTAAGCGCTGTAGTTCCGTTACCGTAGAAACGATAGGGGCCTGAGTAAGAGTTTAATGTGCCGTCTAATTGGCTTCTGACTGAGCTATCCCAGTTCTTAGCGACGTTACCCTCTACTTGAGTCGCCAACTCAGCAATGAATGACTTACCAAAGACTCGCATGTAGTCTTCTTCGCCTTTTTCCAAGTTGAAGATACGTTGTTGAGATGTAACAGCGAATGAACTGTTGTTCGCTTGGTCACACACTAATTGTTGAACGCGCTGAACGGCAGGTTGGAATGATGCCACTAATCCTGCAACAGTTGTTGCTCTAGGTGGTAAATCAAACGTCACTGTCGAGCCAAGGTTCGCTTGAATCTTGTCAAAATCTTTGAATTTAGTATTTGCAGTCGCAATGTGACAGCAAAGGTTTTGTAAAAGTGCAAGACCTGAACGTTGGTAGGTTTGCACCTGTTGTAAAATGTTATTGGGGAAAACTGCCATGTTAGTTACTCCTAACTTTAGTCCATTAAGTTAGGATTCACGGTCTCTATGCCCTGTATTTACGCTTTAAGTCCTTCATAGACAGAGAACTACCGGAATCCGTGCCAGTATTAGAAGGTCTCTGTTGGGATAAAGGGCTATTGGCATGTTTCATCTGTGAGGTCTGGTCATTCGACTTAATAGAGTCTGATAACCGTTTGATCTCATAGATTGCATCTTGAGGATTGTGAGAACAAAGCTGCTCGATTTGGCCAAGCTTGCTTCGGTGTTTGGCTAAGTCATACAACACATCGGCGGAATTATCGACGTACTCAGCAAGAAGCTGCACTACGTTTGGATAGTATCGCATGTCAACGTTGTTTGTGACCGCCTCAAAATCCTCGTACTTCTCTTTCCCTGGCGCAATCTTGTCCTTATAAGCATTCACAATGCGTTGTGCTGCTTCGGCATCTGCTCTTTCCTGGGCTTCACGAGTCCAGTTATCACGTTGCCTTGCAAGCTCTTCGCTTGTCAGCCGGCGAATGTCATCTTCCGACATGTGTTTGGCTGCTTGTGACTCTTGAGGCTGCTGGTATTGCGGTGCATGTTGCGTTTGCTGCCTTTTAAAGCTTTCAACAGCTTCATGCTTTGCACGACCTACAATCTCATTAAGTTCTGATTGCTTAAACACTCTCTCTGTGGGTTGAACACTTTGAGATTGTTCAATTACCGGAGTCTGATTAGTACCAGACGCGTTATCCATAACGCTGTTATCCATAACATTGCTTCCTTCTAGCTATTCCCCCGCCACGGTAGTTCCTCTGCCTTACGAACAGGTCTCGGACTATTACGCCGTCACGCTGAAAAATCCCCCGCTAACGCACGGGTCTCGTTGTGGGTTGCAATCCTTTGCAATAAAGTCCGTTTCCCACAGCCTAAATTTAGTCAAATTTCATAGGTCAAACAATGAGCTATATGAGGTTGTGTGAAACAATATTAAGAAATATGAATGAATATCAATGATTGGTTATTAACTAAAGAAATATGATGAAATATGATAGGTGGTTGCTATTTATAACGATAATTAAGGAATAATTATGTTATTGCTAGATGGAGTTCAGTACTTGTCAGAAAAAGAAGTTTCAAGCAAGTATGGTTTGTCGATTCACTGGTTTAGAAAGGCACGTTACGAGGGAAGAAGTCCAAAATACCACAAACTTAATGAAAAGGTTTATTATACAGCAGAGAGTGTTGATAGATGGCTTAAAGACAACTTACGTCCTGTAGGAATGTGAGGCCAAGTTTGGGAAAAGGAAGTGGAAAAAAACCAAACCGGCCTCAGCAAGTTTACAACACGGTGTAACCAATCAAGATAGTACCATTGAGAGCCGTAGCCGCAGTGTTGTTATAAATCGTCAACGTTGCAGTTCCAGCGCCAGGAGCACAAGTGAATGTAATATTCTGAGTTGTGTTCGTACCACCTTGAATACAGAAACTAAACACGGATGTTGCTGTAATTTTGGTGTTTGTCCAAGTGATAGCATAAGATGCGCCACCTGCCGTTGTTAATGAAGATGTGGTTATCACACCAGCATTACCGCTAGCAGTCACCGCATTAGCAGCTTCCGTACCGTTTGCTTTTTGCAAGATAATCTGGCCAGCACCAGTCATGGTATTGACCGCATTGGTTTTCATTAAGTTTGCAGCAGAAACGCCTGAATCGACCATTAGGCCACCTGTTCCGCTGGCTACTGGGAAGTTTCCAGAAACAAATGGAGTAGCACCTGCTCCAACTAAAAATCTTGCAGCAGCGTTTGTCGGATCGGGCATTGTATAAGTCGTTGACTGCGCCATAGTGCCGTTTGAGATGGTCGTATTGAACGCTCCACCAGCGGCAACTCCGGCTAATATCAAACTACCATTCGCAGCAGTGGCAGGGAAAGAGGCCAAAGTACCTGCTGTTCCTGATAATCCAGCCTGGATATTGCCGGCGTTAATGATATTTGCTGGCGCAGAAGACATATTACCAGTCGTGTTAGTGAAATGGTTAATGTAGTTTGCAATGGTAGGTAATGTCACAGAACCACCGCTTGCATTAGTCCATTCAGTCAAGGTGATTAACCCTGTGCCTGCGGCTACGGAAACCGTGAATATATCAAATGAGCCACTTAATGTTTGTTGATTAAAACCAATCAAGGCCATAATCACATCAGCATTTGAGATTGGCACACCAGACGAAATACTGGATTGATTTAAGTAACCAGCAGTCGTCACAGTTGCTAAGTTATCAGTGAAAATAGCAAACTTGAACTGAGGATAATTGCCATTCGTAACCGGAATAGGCGTCGGAAATTGTAAAATACCCATGTTAATATCCTTATTGTTAGTGGGTTAGGCTTTACGAGGAGTCAATGCATCGCCGCGTCTACTCCAATGGGATTGGCTAGGGACTTTACGACCCATTTTTCCGTTATGTCCTTCAACGTCATTTCTATCATGTTTACGTTGGATAACACGACTAATCCCTTTTTGGTGATCGTCATTTACTATACGATTGTCGATCATGCCTTCCATACACTTGTAGCTCATTTTTATCTCCTTATAAATTGTGAGTACTTTACTTGCTGCGCAACTTCTTCAAGGTCTTAGCAAGGTTTGCTTCCTTACGAATAGCAGGGTTTTTGCTATGCTCCGCTTTCGCAAGCTTCTTCGCAGGAATCTTCTTGCCTTCTGGCACACCTAAGTCCCTGTGTAGTTTCCCAGGGTGCTTAATCGCCCCTTGAATCCATTTTTCAGCCATTTTCGTTATCCTTAACGTCCAGTTTGCTTTGAATATAGTCGTTGACACTATCAACAAGCTCTTTGAGTTCATTAATGATAAACTCTTTTAACTCAGGTTCAATTTCCTCATAAATCTTGTCGATAATCTTTAGTAATGCCAATGATACAATTTTTAACATGTTAACAGTCCTTGTTCATGCCTTTCTTCCCAGCAGTAGGCTTAACGCGTGGTCTGCGGGTCTTGTTTGTGTCTTTGGCAACAGGCTTTACCGATTTGGCAACTGACTTGAAGGCTTTTTTAGTAACCTTCTCTTCACGCCTATCATAAGGGTTAGCGTCCACGGCACGTTTTGTTTTTTTAGGTTTGTAGTCCATCTTAAGCCCCTTTCAAACACGTTTTTTTAACCATCTTTCGAACCAAAGCCTTATCTTCCTTTTCATCAGGATGGCTCACTTTTTTTTTGCGCCCTTATGATGATGAGACATCATTTTTTCATGATGCTTCATTTCTCTTTCATGGTGCTTTTTCATTTCGGCATGGTGATGATGCATGTGTTTATGGGCAGCATGTTCATGATGCTCTTTTTTAGGATGTTCTTTTTTGACGTGAGCTTTTTTCTCATGATGTTCTTTCTTTTCATGATGCTCTTTCTTATGCTCGTGTTTCACTTTAGTCTCCTTGTGTTTAATGGGAATCTTTGCGCCCGATTTACGAGCTTCATTGAGACTAGCAGCAATCGCTTGCTTACGCGGATGACCCGCTGCCTCCATCTCTGCAATATTTTCACCAATCACCTTTCGGCTTGTCCCTTTAGTAAGTGGCATGATCGACTCCATCGATCAATCTATCCAACTCAAGAATAGCACCTTGAATGTTGGCCACTTCTTTTCGTATGATTTTTGCACGTTCTTTCAAATCTTGCAAAGTTTCCTGACTTGCCTGCAACGTAACAGCCAAACATTCGCGTCTTTTCTCCAAATCTTGAATAGAAATCATCGTTTATTGCTCCAAACTTGACCATAAATAGTGCTTCGCTGTTCGGATGTGGCACCTTTTAGATGTTTTTTCATCTGATTTTCAAGTTGCCTGTCATTGAGCTTATAAGTCTTTTTAAGTTCATTTGCTGACGCATTATGCAGGTCATTCCAAGTCACTTTCCCTGTCATTTTTATCTCCTTTAATGTTGTCTCTGGCCGTGCTGAGCTACCTTATGGTGCGCTTCAAACGTTTCCTTGCCATGGCGATGACGCATATCATGATGCTTCATTTCCAAATCAACTTGCTTAGCAAACCGCTCGGTCATTGCCTTCACAAGCTGTACGTTTGCTGATTGTTGACCTAATCGTAAATCAGCAAGCACTTTTCGCTCGTCTTGCTGAAGCTTTGCCATATCAATAGCAAATTTTTGCTGAGACTCAGCGCCTTGCAATTGCAGTTTTTGGGCATCAATTTGAGCCTTCATCATGGCAGGATTTTGTTGTTGCGCCTCCATGGCCTGCTGCTTTTCTTGCTGGTATTGCTGCAACCATTCGTCAGTTAACGCTTTAAGCTGTTCAATTCCCTTACCTTCCATATTATCTAAGACAAAATTCAAACCTTTCTCGGCAATAAATTGAGCAAATAGAGGAGACATGCCCATCATTTCTTTCACCATCATAATGGTTCTTGACTTCTGAACTTGGAAGCTTGCACCGGCTTTGATTACGACATTCAAGACATTCGTATCAAAATCAATTGGCAGTCCTCCTTCCTGATTAGTGCGTACAAAATGACGCTTCCCGTCCTCATCAATAATGGGAATGGTGCGTGGTGTAATCATATATTTAGGCATCAAATCCACATAGATTTGCGCCAGACGCTGGAAGCCTTGTAGGCAACCTACAATATAAGGCATTGCTGTCGCATTGGACTGACTTGCAGCCTCTACAATTGCAATCCCAGATAGCTGATTATTATTAATACCAAGGCTAGCATCATAAGACCCCAATACATTCTGAATAAGTGAATCTGTTCCGGTGAACGCGTTCGCAATCTCAGGCGGTGCAGGGACACGTTGAACTTCACGTATAGGATTATTGATCGGTAAATCTGGGTTAGATTCATGAACAGAGTTGTAAACGAGCACAGCTTCTTTTTGAACGTCTTTATAGGCGTCCAGAAAATTTTCCTCTTTAGGTAGAGCCTCTTTTGCCACCATGAACTTATGCTGAACTGTATTCTCAATCTCATTAGCCAGAGAAATACCCGCAAAGTTTTTAAGGCGTTGCGCGCCTTTTGCATGATAAACATAGGGCCTCGTTACTTGTCTGATGTTGCCGTTTGTAGGGGTTTTGATCATGAGCGAACTGCCATCAATAAAGACTAGCGGTAAAAAGCTAAAATCAGTCTCTTCATACTCGATAACCTGATTTTCTATGATTCGGTAACGGCATATGCTGTCAATCAATGTCTTTCGAGGCTTACCCACTATTGACGGCGGAACTGTGATATCATTCCATTCATCAACAAGTTTACGGTAGGCTTTTTGGGTCATGACACGTCCATCACGCACTTGGACTATCATTTCCTCTTTGCGTTTTTTTTCATAGTAGTCAGCAATGAGTAATATTTCGCTATTGTCATTTATGTATGACCAGTTAAAGCCTGCAAAGTCTCTGGTGAAGCTTAAGGAGTTCGTTGCAATGTCAGGGTACTCTTCCTTGAACTCTTCTTTTTCTTTAGGGAATAATTCAAAGCAAAAGTTTCCATCGCCTTTATGTGAGAAGCGTGCCACCTTATCGAAACCACAGAGTGTAGGCTCGCAACGTGAAAATTTGATCACCTGATTCATCGACATAGGATGTTCGAACTCGGTGTAAACTTTTACAGTGCTAAAGCCGCCAGACAGAAGGTCTTTGTAGACCTCATAACGCAGATGTTGGTTGTCATTGTCCATAAAGACATGCTTTAAGTGCTGCTCGACAACCTTGATGGTGATAGGGTCTGCCTTTTCTTCATCAAAGGCATTCACCTCAATATCAGGTTCTTGTTTTGAAAACTCACCCAAAAGTCTGCTAATATAGGCTTCCAGGACGTTGAACTCGAGCTGCGGGCGATTCATGGTCATAAGCAGCGTGATTTCATCGTTCGTTAGTGAAGACTCAAAAACAAACTTTCGAAACTCATTATAGCGGTCGTAGTTGTCCCTGAAATAATCATGCGCATTTCGCACCTTCTTTTTAATGCGAGCAAGATTATCCTGGTAACGTTTTGCTACATCCTTAGACATTGTAGCTCCTTTAGAGAAATCCTTTCCCTTGTTACGTTTCTATTGTATCGTATTTAATTATCGTGTATAAGCATTTTGCCTCAATCTATTGATTTTCTGCGAAGTTCCCATAATGGTTCTGGCAACATCGTCATAATTTGTTACATTTACTTGCGACGATATCACGGTTTTCTCTATCAAGGCTATGCGAATCGCATCGGCTGCCGTGTCTGCAATATCATCCCATCGATGTGTTTCATTGGCTGTAATCTTTGCCATATGTTCCACGCATTGTTTCACGTGCTTGCCAAACATAGGGAACGATATACGCCGCTCTGCAATATAGGGCTGAACCTCCAAGAAACGCTTGGTTTTACAGCCATGTTCTTTTGTTCTCGGGATGTCCATGAGTTTTACAGTTCTAATCTCATCCAATAAGCTTAGCAATGTTCCACCCGTTGACTTCTTCTCAATAGCAATCATTTGAGGCTGCTTCTTATACCTCATACATTGCTGCCAAAAATCCAGAAATGTAGAACGTAAGTCCTTTGGTTCAATACGACATTCTAGCGTATCAATCCAATGTAAGCCATATTGACCAGTTTTAACGCCGTACGATTCAATATCATAAATTCCCCAGAATGAAAACGCCGTGGCATCATTGTAGCTTTTTGCAGTCTCAGCCGTGTCGCAGGTGATAAAGCTGTAGAGTATTTCAGGTTCTTCATCCAGTAATACGAACCACTCAGGCTTAAACAATGCACCGCCTGCTGGGATTGGGTCTTGTTGGTACTGGCTTGAGAACACGTAAGGGTCTGTCTCTTGACGTTTCAGTAGTTTCGCGAGCGGGTCAACTTCGGGGTATAATGCATTGCCAGCCTCGTCAATACTTTTTAGAATGACCTTTTCCCATTCATAACCGTCTTTACCTGCAAGCAAATACGCCGCTAGGTCGTCTTCGTGTAGTCGTTGGCCAATGAAGATCGTAGGCACGTTGATTCCGCGGGCACGCTGTTGGATAGTTTCTCGATAATTATCGATAACTGATTGTCTAATAGTGTCACTGTGGACTTCATCTGGTTTATGTGCATCATCAATGATGACAGCACCGCTGAACCGTTCAAGCCCTGGTAAGCCTGCATCTTGACCGGTAATTGCGCCACCGCTTCCGAAAGCTGCGACAGCTCCTCCATGAGTTGTTTGGAAATACTCTCTTGCTTTTGAGTCATGCCTAATCCTTACGTCAAATAAATAATCATAATGCGGGAGCTGCATAATACGCTTGATGGTTTCTGTGTGTTTGGCGGCAAGAACTTTAGAATAAGAGATGTACAAGAAGCGAGAATCGGCGTATTTAGATAGCGTCCAAGCAACCCACATAGCCAGCATCGTTGACTTACCCGAGCCAGGGCTCACATTAATTAACAGTCGTTGGTTTTCTATTTCAAGGCGAGCTGCTTTGCTTAAAGCCCTGCATATAGTGATGTGATGCGATTCACGCCCTATAGGTTGAGAGACAATAAATTCACGTCCTGTAAGAAGCGGATAGAAGTACTTGATGTACTCTAGCAAACTTGACCGCAACTCTGAGGCAACTTGTTCCTTGTCGCCTGGTATAATCATAAGGCTTCAATCTCCCTGATTAAGTCGTGAGCTTCCTGCTTACTAAGTTGTCGTTCAGGTTGGCAACCAAACGGACATTCAAGTCCTTGCGCTACCCCATAAAGCCTACATATAGCAGGTCTTGCTTGATAAATCGAACACCTTTTGTCCTTTAATGCAGCACAAGAACCAATTTTTCCTGTTTCTTGAAAATGAAATACTGCCCTTAATGGGTTAAATGGGTTCTTGCCACCCATTCTTCCCCTTGCGCGCTTTATTTCAATCTTTGCTGCCGGCACAATAGAACACGAGGCATGACACAAGCCTTTGCAGTCAATATTCGGAATCTTATCATAGAGCTTTTGTAGTTTTGAAAGTTTAGACATTATGCTAAGTCACTCATCAAATGTTCCATAGTGTGCTCATCAATCTTTTTAGCGTCTTCGATGTCTTGCTTATCTACAATGGAGTTCATATCACCTAGAATCACTTCATTCATCATGGCATCATCACGATGTCTTGCATCAGGCAATCGTGTAATTTTAGGTACAGGCATTTCCATGTCATCAGGAAAATCAGGCATAGCCATCCAATGCGTCACTTTACAGATATGATGATTCAGTGGTGTTGAAATATACAATAAATAACAGTTATACCAAAGCTCATTAACTCGATGACCGACAAGAACATCGCGCTTTACATCAGTCAGTACAGCGTAAATAACCTCTTCGTAATTAGGCGGAAGCTTGTCTTTTACGCTAATCCATTTGTTTGTCATGCGTACAAATCCCCTTCATTTCTAACAAAGAAATCTGAAAATTCGGCAGGTGTTTCTTTGCTGTCCATGAGTTCAATCACTCCGTTTAAATCTTTTATAGTACACCCTGGGCCTTCTTCCACATAACGCTCAGTTTCAATCTCCAAGCCGTTCACATAAATCTTCACCATTTCCTTCTCCTTCATAACTTTGTTGTAACTCTTGCGCAAGAGCAACATCTAAGGCTATGTTGTCAGGTGTCAAACAACCTTCGTTCATTTCCCTGACTAAATGCACCAAAAACATGTAAGCTCGTTGCACCGCTTCTGCGTTACGAGTCTTGACGCTACGCTCCATGTTGTCCAGAAACTTATGAACGTTTTTAAGCTCACGCAAGACGCCTAACCGCATCTTGTTTATGTCCTTCATCGTGTCGGCACTAAATCCAGTAACTTATAAATTGAAGCACGGCACACACCCATCGTCATTGCGATTTTTCTTATGCTCATGCCTTGCTCTCGTAAATCTTTGGCTTGTTTTTTATGCTTTCCATTAAGCACCGGTGGCCGACCCATCTTTTTGCCAGCACGCACTGCTTGTTCAATCCCCTCTTTCTGCCTTGAACGTATCATATTACGCTCAAACTCAGCAAAGGCGCCCATCATTTGAAGCATTAAAGTGGACATATGATCATTACTTGCAGTAAAAGTGAGATTCTCTTTAATAAACTTCACGATTACACCTTTTTCAAGCAGACTTTGCAGAATATCTTGCAAATCCCTCAAATTACGGGCAAGTCTGTCAATGCTATCAACGACCAAAGTATCACCTTCACGCACGTACTTGAGACATTCTTCAAGCTGAGGGCGTGATTTTATACTTCCTGTCATAATATCTGTGAACGTCCTGTCCAATTTTATATCCACCAACTGCCTAGCAGTGTTTTGTCCTTGTGATGATACCCTGATGTAGCCTACAACTTGATGCTTCATTTACCTCTCAATATACTTTAGGCTCTTTGGCTTAATAAGCTTATTATCATTACGCAATTGCTCAACCCTTTCCTGAAACATAAAATGCCTTCGCCAGAGATCGAATGTGCTCATTCTTATTTTCTTGTTGAATGTGAACTCCCGTATAGTTAATCCACTTTCTATAAACTCATCGTAGTAACTTTTATATTTTTTGTATGTGGCCGGGCTTGGATTGGGAGAGCGATACACTCTAAGCCAGTTCCAAAAAGTCCTTTCTGGCAAATCAAAATCTTCTCTAAAATATTGAGGCTTAATATTAAGCGATTCATACTCCTGGAATAAATAAAACCAGTAGCATATATCCTTATCACGGCCATATCGCAAAGACATCTCATTCATTTGTGGAAGTACGACAAAAGACCAAACAAAATACTAGAGCACCCAATAATAAGCGTGCCAAGCTTAACAGTTATCCCGTTTATTTTACTGTTAATGCCATTAATCTTATGCTCAATCTCCATTCGTAACTCAAGCCCCATGATGCGCAGGTCTTTGACGGTGGCGACATGGTCTTCGTTCATCATGTAATTCTTTTCTTGCTTGGCATCTTCTTGGTTCATATCTGCGTCTCCTAATTGTTATATAAATTATAGGGCTTTTGATGACATTGTCAAATAAAGCCATTATATTAATTTATTACAGACCATTTCGTTGACGTCAGCAATATGGTCGTTAAAGTGTACTTTAGTTACAGGGGCTATCAGACAAATTTTCTTTGGATTGCCCCTTTATCCAATGATTATATTCTGTGATTGTGAAGAGCGTGGGGCTATTTGCGTAATCTATCCAGCGTGGGTCTAAATCCATTTCGGCCATGAACTTGAAGATAAAGCGCTTAATGATGCCATCGACGGTGCCGCGTTCTTTTGCTTTGTCGCGTGCCAGTTGACCGAAGTAGATATCACTACCAATAAGGAGAGCTACCACATCATCATTGTCGATGTCTTCACGAGTTAGCATAGAGTTGACAATCCAATAGACTAAAGTTGACAAAGTGACGGCTTTTCACCGTCTCGCAATCCCTTGTACTCCCGACTGTCGGAGGACGCACTCAATCTGGAATAGGCGCCAATTCCTCCCGCCATTACCTAGGCTGGCTGGGTTTGGTTGTACGGGCAGGACTCGAACCTGCGACCTCACGCGAACAGGCGTGGCTCTAAGCTGACGCTCTACCAAACTGAGCTACCGTACATCATTCTTTCGATGATATATTACATTTATGCGAGGTTAACCCATTGAGCATTTCATGACATATAGGGCAATGCGCAGTCCACATTGGGTTATATCCGTGTTGCTTGACATGCTCTGTGTTTTTATTAGGAACTTCTTGTTCAATGCGCCATGGCGTTCTGTCTTCAAGAACGATGTTTCGCCCATCTGCTGCCAACACATTCTTAATGACCTCAGGCAATCGATCATAATGACTTATGAGGCCTTGGATGACCTCACCCTTTTTATCCGTAAACATTAACACCCACTTCTCACCGATAATGTCACGCACTTGCTCAATATCACTTTTCTCGTTGGGTGGACAAAAACATGAAGGAAGCCATGGGGCGTTAATCTTGTGGCAGCGTGTACATTCCCAGGGTTGGTTAGTCATTCGTTACACCTATTTCATAAACGTGCTCATAGAGCTTAATAATATCCTCAATGATTTTATCGGCTAATTCAGGAATAGGGAGACAGCCTTCAAGGTTTCCAAACGCACGGTACTTATTAAAGTGCCTAATCGCCTCAAAGAGTTCTTGTTTCTGCTCGTTCTGTAGCTTGCTCACACTGATGCTTGTTAAGTCTGTCATATAGTCCCTTATTCTCTAAGTGGTTTTCCAAATCTAAAATCGCCTGTTTATACCCCATATTGAAGCCACATGCAAAACTTGAAGGCTCTGTATGAACCAAGGAGGGCATTTTTTTCGCTATATAGGACATCTTTGCATCTGCCCAATCCATGACAATATCAATCATACGGCCTCCTCTAAAAAGTCTCTGAGTGGTTCTGCGCGTGTCGGGTGACGAAGTTTTCGTAAAGCCTTGGCTTCCATCTGCCTAATGCGCTCTCTTGTGACCCCTAAAATCTGAGCCGTTTCTTCAAGGGTTGATTCATTCTTGCCATCTAAGCCCATGCGCAAAGTGATAACTTTCTTCTCACGTGGAGTAAGAGTCTCCAGCGCCTGCATAACTAAATCTTTCATTTCGCCTTCATAAACCAACTGCTCTGGGGTTCGTTGGTCTTGCTGATTCACAAGCATAAAACGCATCTCATCTTCGGACACTTCGTAGGTTTTGACGTTAGTTTCAATCTCAGCATAAAGCTGCGCATCACTGAATAAATCTTCAGGAAGGCAACCTAACGCATTGGCTGTACGCTTAATGGTATAAATGAAGTCGCCTTTATTGGTAAACACAGGTCTCTTCATATTGATAATTTCACCAAGCACAGACTGTGAAATATTTTCGTTTCGCCTACAAAAGTCGGAAACGGAAGAGTAACCTGATTCGTAGATTCGACCTAAGATGTTATTGTTCTGGACTTTGACCGTTACTCTGTAGTCTGTCATGATTGCATAGCCAATAAGCGGTCTGCGCACTCAACATAGCCTACAATGTCAACATAGCTATCACGATGGTTGTTAAGTTTTGCCCGAGATACTTTAAGCAAAATCATCATTTTTGCTACATCTAATGCATCAAGATTAACGCCTGTGTAGGCTGACCAAAATGCGGCAATGCGGTCAAATGATTGTTTCAAATCCCCATAGTCGTCTTGTCTGTCGCCGGCAACTACTTCTTTGCCTTCTTGTACAATGCTCATTTGAATTTCCTTTTCAAAAGCACCGATTCGCTACGCTGGCTCGGTGATGGCCTCTATACATCTCCTACCGATAGGTAAAAGACTAAAGAAGCGCGGGCATAGCCGTTGCTTAACTCTTTCTACCATGGGTAGATGAGATGGAGGGCACATGCATTCAGGTTTCCTGGTCATTTGTATGCTCTTTTGTCGCTTTTACGACTTCCCCGTGCAGATTTTCACTGCGTGCCCATAAAATGCCGTCTTTCCGGCTGTCAACTCTACCTATGCGCCTAGATAAAGATTCGCTGGGAACCCCGCAAGGAACCCGAGTACTGTTTCACCGCCTTGGGTGATCAGCTACATGATGTCTTTGGATATCAATTTGGAGTTGATATCTTTAGGCATCAATAAGTAGGGAGCGATTTGTGCTTACGCCAAGAGGTGGTGCGCAGAGGCCGGCTCCCTTTGTTTCAATAATCCTTTTTGTTCTTTTCATCCAAAGCAGACTTACGCTTCATAACATCTTCATGAAGCTCGGTGCTATTTTCTTCTTTCTTGTTCTCTTTGTAGAACTTAGGTGCTAATACGCCAGCACTCCAACGCAATGCGTCCATCTGCAATTTAGACCGTCCCAACATACCGTTGTCGATTCGCTCATTGCCATCTTTGTCTGAATAAGTTGGTACATCTTTGGCCACTTCGAGTACTTCATCGGCTAATAAATGCGCTTGTTGTTCTTTCGCTCGCATGTAACTGTCGAAGAACTCTCTGTGTACTTGAAGCCAGTTGTAGATCGTTTGACGATCAGGTAAGTCTGGATTATTCCTGATAATGGTTGGTAAACCATCTGGATGAGTGGCAATCAATGCGCAAATGCGCTGTGCCAATTGTGGCGTGTATTTTGTAGGCTGTCCGCCTTTGCCTTTTTTAGTGGTCATCCTAAACCTCTCTCTAACGTCCTGTTAGACTTTATCGTACGTCTTATCAAATAATTTTATCGCATCATTGCGAGACATTTTAGGGTTTAACGACATTATATTTTTAATGGCCGTTAAATACTCTTTACTTCTACGGTTAATCTTCTCAAGCGGCGGTGCTGAAACAGGCTTGAAACACTCATCAGATGAGTTATTACATATTTCGCAGTCTGTGGGCATAAATCCCATGCCCAAATATTCGCCTGTTCCACCGCATCTATGACATAACATTATGGCTAATCCTTAGCACTTTTCAATGACTATAACATACTACGAAACAAACATAAAATCTAGTCTAATATTTCTTTGACTAAACCGCTTGACATTGCGTAGTCAACTAGACATAATAGCAGTGTTACATAGATAAAAGTATTTTACATAGATAGGAGTTGTTATGAACTTTGCAGATTTGACTGACACTGATTACACGTTCCGATGTGATTTCGCAGGTGATGCGTGTGAGTACTGGGATTATGATTTTTCAGTTGAACGATGGGATGATAAATATTCAAGGAATCTTAATTGGGAAGAAATTCAGCAATTAAGAGCAAATTGTAGAAAGATTCTACTGGCCACAGAAGGATGTTAAGGAGAACATAAGATGAGCTACCAAGGCATGATGGATGGTTGGCATGGTGACGAGATGGAATGTCACGGACACTGTGGCCTGTGTGATGAATGTGATGATCGATTTTATGCAGCCTGTGACGAGGAGTATGAGGCATGGCGTGACGAAGAGTTGTTTAACTAAAAGAGGTGTATGATGACTAGAAACGAAAAAATTCTGCTGTTCCTTGGCAGAATACAAGCAAGGATAGAAGACTTGGGTGAATGGGCTTCGCAAACCAATAACCAAGCCTTCCATCTCATAGCGGACTTAGAGAGCTACTTTAACCGCTCGTTGCAGGAGATATTGTCTACTGACGAGATGGAAAATTCAAGATGGCCAAGGGGGATAACATGGAACACGTTGCCAAGATAATGCCTGTGCTATGGGCATTTATTGAAAAGCACAAGAAGTGCTCGGTAGGAATCACCACAATAGGTAATAAAGTTATTGTGACGTTGATGTGGGGGAAGGTTCGTTGGAAGCGCTTTGCTCATCGTGATGCGGTTCTACTAACGCAGCAGATTCAGGACTTTCTTCAAGTCGCATAAACGGCTTTCTGAACTCCCATGTATTGTGTGGTTTAGGTGGGACTAGTGGCGCAGGTGTCACTAGTCTTTTTTTTGTCTCTCTTTTAGCCGCAACTGGCGCAACATCCGCAACAGGTGGAACCGTTTCTAACGGCTCTGTATTGCCATGAGCATAATCTGGACAACCTTTTGCTATCCAGGCTTGAATATGACATTCAAGCGATGAAGTAGGTAAATCACCATTACGCAAATCATTTTTATCATCTTCGCTCAACAACCTGGTTGTGATAAGGCGCGCTTCAACGCCTAGCTTCCTTGCCAGGCTTTTGATTAGGGCTTTGCAGGCTCCATCGCTTCGTTTCTTAGACATGAGTACTCGATGTAAGGTTGAGGTCGTAACCCTTCGCGCTCCAAGTACTGGCCTGATGGTTCATGAAACCAAAAGCCTACAATGCCTTCCTTGAATTTGCCGCGTCCGTGTCGATTCTTATCACATTTCAAGAACGAATCATGTTCTTTCAAAACTTCATACTCGTCTGGCGTCAAATAATCACCGCGAGACTGTCTCCTGACTATCTCCTCTTTGGCTTTGTTGCGCCATACCGCAAAACAATTGTCAGCAAGGTCACTGACTGCGCCTCCACCTCGTATATCATACTTGCCCGGAACTTCCGACTCATCACGTGGCTTTCTGGGATGAGCTACTAAGTGGATGTGGCAGTTATATTGCAGCTTAAAGTCTCGAAGCTTCTCCGTAAGTTCTTTTTGACCATTATAGTCATCTTCGGCAATGTTCAACGTAGTCAATGAATCAACGACAAACACA